CCAAATGGCCCATGCAAACTTGAGCATCAGCTGTTTTTAACATCTTCATAGTATGAGTCATATTTTCTGCATTTATCCAAGGCACAAACAGAATCTTACATCCATCAAACTCTACTTCGGTAGTTTTCTCATATACGGTAATATTGTCATACCTACCGTCTACAAGTTCATGTAAGGAGTTTACAGCGTTAGTGTTCTTATAAAAGGTGTCATGGTTCCCGACTAACATGTGTAAATTAATATTTGCAAATTTATCAACAAATCGTTCACGAAAATCTTTAGCAGTCTTGTATGATACAAATTTTCTTCTATCCATCACATCACCAAGATGAATAACATCAGTAATATTATGCTCTTCTAGATATGGGAAAAATTGTTTCTCATAAAATTCAAAGAAATAATCATTGAAATTAGAATTATCATTTCTTGCCCCAAAATGTGTATCAGTGATTAAAGCAATTTTCAATCTTCTGGCTCCATAAAAACTTCAAGACCTTTAACCTTGATTGTTTCTTTCTTTTTAGGTTTATATACATCTTCATCTGGAAGCATATTATTCATTAAAGTCTCATCAATACTATAAACGGTATTATCACCCATCATTGTAGTATAAGGTTCGTAGTGTTGCTTTTGAATAGACATATTTTTAATATGAACTTGTTTTTTCTCAGCTTGTATCCTACGCAAAAATGCATAGTAAATTATCTGAGTGAAATATGCAAAGGGATTTTTTGATTTCTCAGGGGAAAAATTGTGTGCATATTGAAGACAATTCTGGATGCCATCCGAAATCATTTCATCTCTATACGAATAATTGATAAAATTAGGGCGATATGATAAATGGGTTGCAATCTTCAAAAAACATTCGCCAATGTAATTTGTTAATGGGGGCGGAGTATCTCCTACCTCTGCTGCATCTTTATAATTATCTTTCCATTCTGTTATTGCTTCAAGAAACTTAACATTATCAACATAATGAACACTTTTTTTCTTTGCCATATCGACTCCTATCTAATTAGAATATAGTAACTATATCCCATTTAACCACTTTTGTCAATGTCCTTTTTATTTTTAAAAAGAGTATTGACTCTTAGCTAAAATAACGGTATAGTAACTATGCTGAGTCTTCAATGAATAGTAATAGGATCATTGAGTTTATCTAATGCTTCTTTTAATTCAATTTCGGATAGTTGATCATCTGTTGGCTCTTCCTCTAAAAATTCTTCTATATTTAACTCTTCATTATAGCTACTAATTTTAGAAACACAATAATTATAATATCGTGTTAGTCCTATAGACGGGAGTGTGCTCATAACTATTTGAGCAGGATTTACATCTACCCACTCATTTTCACTCATAGGATGAACCCACGGAGAAAGATTTAGAGAATCTACATCTCTACTCACTCTACTCATTAATTTAATTTTTAATGGATAGAATATTCTAACAGCACCACTATATTCAAAATCTTCATAGCTATGTTCAGCTGATCCAATAATAGATTCACCAGTAGATAACTTTAATAGTATTAAATTTTCTGGTTCATATGTCATTTCAAATTTACCTTATCTATTTTAAAATTAAACTTTTGTTCCTTATATATATTTATACGTTCTTTAAAATGTCTTAGGGTAAAATTAATCCTATCGCTGGTTGATAAATCGTCTGATATATCAAAAAGCCTGAGTTTTTTGTCATATCCTGACTGACGCAATCCACGACCAAGGGACTGCAAGACTCTGATTTTTGACTTTGATGGGGATGCGAACACGATGTTATGAATATTGCGAATATTGATACCAGTGCTAAACGTACCATATGAGGCAATAATGATTGAGTCTTTTTCATTTTCTACTATTTCCCTTATTTCCTCTCTAGTATTTGTATCTACTCCTCCATAAACAAAAAATACTTTCCTATCTTTGTATTTATCCTTCATTTGTTTATAGAGAACCTCACCATGTTTTTCTACAAACTGAAACAGACACAAAGTATTACCAACACAATTATCCATAAGGTTGCAAAGAAAATCATTTCTTTTGGCTTTAGTGATGATAAATTGCAGCTCTTCTGCATAATCAAACTCCTTTACTATTTGTCTATCCTCTTTGGGATAGTTTAAAACTATACATTTAATTTCTAAATCTGCTAAAGTCTTATTGTCAATTAATTCTTTAGTTGTTATAACATATTTGGCTTTACCAAATAATCCCTCTAACACTAATCTATGTGTTTGAGTTCCATCTAATGTGCCCGTCAATCCAAAACGATATTCACATGTATCCATTTTAGTTAAAATACCAGTTAAAGATTTAGCTTTAAATAAATGTGCTTCATCTCCTATAACACATCCAAATTGCCTAAAGTATGGACGTTGTAATCTATGAATAGATTGCCATGTGGAAATAACTACATCTTTAGTTACTTTTTTATCATGACCTTGATATATTTTTTGACAATATGTTTCAGAGCTCCAACCATAATCATCGAAATCTTTATACATCTGTTCTACTAAAGATGTAGTTGGTACTAATATTAAAGTTTTCAATCCTTTCATATTATAATAACGAATAAGACAATAAATTATTAATGACTTACCAGAAGCAGTAGGAGAAATAAGAAGAGAACGATCTGAACCCAAAGCATGGGAGATCGCATCAATTTGATAATCACGAACTTCAATTCTATTTCCATTAATAGTAGGTCTAAGGCCTTTGATAAATCCTTCGACCAAATATCTGGGCATTGATCTTTTTTTTCTAACTCCTTCTTCAAGAGAGTACTCAATTGATCTAGCATAACAGAATTCCTCTATATATGGGAGAAGCCCATAATATATTTCTCCCGTGATTATATTATATAATCTAATTTTACCATCCCACTGCTTACTTCTATATGCAGGCATATATTTAAAGCCTGGAACTTCAAACGTAAAAAAGTCATTCAACTCTGCTGCAACAGATTGATCAAGATGATTAAGCTTTATATATACCTCATTTTCTTTAGATATTAGCATACTGATATTCTTTCTCAGAACCATAATCTCCTCGTAAGATTATATTCCAAGAAATACTTGTTCGTTCACTAGGTGTTGGTGGAACCCAATGCATTAACCAAGAGGGAAAAATTATACCTGTTCCAACTTCTGCTTCAAACTGCAACATATTAGAATTTTTGTTAGTAAATTTATTTAGATTAGGTTTAAATGAATGAGCTTGAGGCCTAGGATCAAAGAACTGAATTGGTGAAGCTTCTTCATCACCACCAATATAATAAACTCCAGAAAAGACGTTATTGGAATGGGTATGCGGCGGATGAGAAGTTTCTTTTTTTAAATAATTTCCCCACATATTAGTAATTTCCAAATAATCACAATTGTATCCTAGCTCTCTAACTATATCTGAAGTAATATGTTTAATACAAACACATAATGGATTAAACATGGCTTTTTCTTGTAAATTTGGTTCTGTCTGTGTTATATTTTTGTCTGTGTTATATTGTGATTGAATATATTCAACCATATCATCAACTGGGAATTTAGATTTAAATTGATGTATCATTGTTGGAAATGCTAGATACTCATTTATTTCATAGTCTATTTCAGTCATTAAAATCCTCCTGCAACAAATTTTTTCCAATCTTGTGCGTGTTTTATATCCCAGCTTCTATTATCAATAGATTTAATTATACCATCAATAAACTGCAATAACGTTTCATAGTATTCAATTTTTAATTCTATGTCAATGATATCGTCATCAGAATTTATATAAACTCCAAGGTCAGTTTTTAAAACTTTTAGATCAAACGGTTTTGCAGCGTAAATCTTAGCATCAGATTTACCACCATAATATTCCCATTTCTGGCGATACAATCTCTTGTGATCAGCCTTCAATTGAAACATATGTAACCTATACTTAGATTTATAGTCTAACCATTTTGGTTTTATTATTTGATTTTTATATGATTGTTGGTGTAAATCTTCATCATCTAATATAATAAGGTCTTCTTTGGCTTCCGCCTGCAACTCAGTTAACTTATCCATTTATTCTCCATTATAAAGTGTGTATAGTATATGATTGATACGAAAATGAAGCATCAACCCTCAAATAATCAACATCTGTTGCTCCCTGATCATATTGTAAAGAACTTATAGACGTAGGATACATATCTCTAAATCTAACTTCTACAATAGGATTATTATGATTACTTAAAATACTTAAAGTAGCATCTGATGTCATAACTCTATCAGCACTTGCAACATTACCTGTTGCTGAAACAGGAGTTGCAATAGCAGCAGCTGTTTCTGAATCTACAGCCGTTGTATCCCTAAATTCAGAAAATTGTTCTCTACTTCTAGGAAACCCATGACCAACCAACCAATTATGAATAGTAATATAGTTTTCTAATTTTTCATCTACGATAAAGGATAGATTAAAAGTATCATATGTAAGTTCATCACCAGCAATTGGTATTTGTCTAAATGGAGTTGAAAATACAGCTTCTCCTAAAGTGATGCCGGGAACTGATGCAACAACAGTAAAGTATTCAACTTTAGGAAGTTGATTTATTACAAATTTAAATTGCGTAGGACTTGCATAGTCTAAACTCGTTGGTTGCCGTTCTAATGCTTTAATTACCATACATATATTTATAAGAGAAAAAAGGGAGGTCTTTAGACCCCCCTCACTCTATTATTTTTGATTTACAAACTCATAAAGTTCTTTTGCAACATTAATAACATCAGTTGATTTTAATTGTTTTGCTTCCACTGTTATCTTATCACTAGGGTGGTTCTCATTGTGAGAGTATATACTAGTTTCCTCTCTAGATAAATTATTTTCTAACATCCCTTGTGCTTGCGATAGTAAATCTGCTCTAATTTCAAAGCCTGATTTTGATTCTGTCATAGTAATCTCCTGTGTGTGTGT